GTCGGGGATTACATCACACTTGCAGGTGTTGAACCAGCATTCCTCAATGGTCCGCATTATATTACAAAAGTTCCAAATACGACGCAGTTTAAATTTGCATCACCATACCTGGCTGGTCGGTACATCCCGAAGATTTTCATAAACGGTCCGCGTTACGTGTACATGTACACGAACGATACTGGAACGTACGGAAACACACAAGCCAAGGATATCATCAGGTATGATCAGTACACACAGACACCGAGTTTGACTGCAAGTCTGCTCATCGATTTCGAGAAGCATGAAACCCTACCACCAGAAAATCAACTCATAGGCGTCGTTCAGGTGGCAAAGTCAAATAGTCCACTCGAGATGCAGTTCAAGGGTCCAGTCAAAGAAATGTGGTTCACGGGGACGCCCGACACAGCCAACGTGTACCAGTACTCGTCCATCGCTGACCAGACGGCGTTGGCACTCACACACGGTGAGGAGATTGTTTCCAGAGACGTCGGGAGCTACATATTCTACAACACCGTTCAGCCGTTTGAAAATCACACCGTCATGCCGACTCGCAACTTTTCAATGTACAGCTTTGAGATGAATCCTGAAAGCACGACACCAAATGGAACTATAAACTTTTCGAGAATCGACGAACAAATCTTTTCGAACGCATCAGCTACGGTATGGGCACGTTCATATAACATCCTCAAAATTCAAGGTGGCGTCGGCGGTCTCTTATTTAATTCCTAAACTTTGAGTAGAGAATGGTGCCAGCACAGTTTGCACATCAACTGACGCGCCTGCAGTTTCCAAAGGATGTGCATTTCGGAGATGATGTCACCATTTGGATTGCAAAGGCGGGTGATGTTGCAATTGGAAAGATGTACCTTCGTGTTGATTGGCCCGAACAGTCACCTGTTCAGGATTCAGTAGGAACGTACATGATTGATTACGTAGAACTTTTGTATGAAAATCAGCTCATCGAACGACACTACGGTGAGTCCCTCGAACTCTGGAACGACATCACGGTGACACAGTCCAAACAGAGTGCCCTCACGACGCTCGTCGGGAAAGGACTCACCGACAGCCTCAATTCGTACTACATTCCGATTCCGTTTTCAGTCAATTTACCTCTGTGTGCACTGAAAAAACCTCCAGTGTTTCGCGTCAAATTTAAATCGGCAAACCAGTTTACAATTCTGAACTGGACGCTCCCGATTCATGTGAATCTGTTTGTCGATTACGTCTACGTGACCAAAGCTGAACGCGACTACATGACAAAGACGCCGATGAACTATCTCGCCAAGACGTGGCAACGCATAGAGTTCACCGTATCTGCCGGCGAAACGGAGGTTTCAGTCCTATCTGATTTTGTTCATAGCGTCAAAGAACTCTTCTGGATCATTCAGAACGACGGAACGACGGCATACAACTATTTGAACGCCGGTGGTGATCAACTGGTCAATTTGCAACTGAAACTCAATGGCTCAGATGTCATCAAAAGCGAATTTGGAACGCCTCTGTATCTTCGGATCGTTCAGCCACTCGAGTACCATACACGTACACCGGACCGTTCATTTTACATGTACTCTTTTGCGATTGACCCAGAACACGAAGATGCGACGGGTGAAATTAACATGAGCCTCGTGACTCGTCAACTTCATACACTCACCCTGACGCCGTCTCAGTACTCTCGGTCTCTTCGGATTTACGCTCTCGGGTACAATGTCATTTCCGTCAAGGATGGGGAACTGAGAGCATTGAACGTTGGCGTTCACGAAGGTGGGCAAGAGACGGTCATTACAGCTGAAAAGATTCAGAACAACTCGTATCCGGGTCTGTATCCATTTACTACGTTCACATTCACGTCTCTCGGAAACACGGGTCGTTTCGGACCAACTTCGAATACGTATCCTTCAGTTCCATGGACTAGTGATTCTCAATGGTACATCTACAAAGGTTCCCAGTATTGGACCACACCTGCGAACGGCATTTATCAGATTACGGCTGCTGGCGCCATGGGACAGGCAAGCGGACGCATCATACAGGGAAGCGTTGCACTCTACGAGGGACAGGTTATCAAACTCCTCGTCGGACAAATTCCAATTCCGGCATTGACTGTAGACAACGTAACAACAGGAGCCGGTGGATGTTCTTCCGTCAGCACGGACGCGAGCGTACCTATCATCGTAGGCGCCGGTGGAGACGGTGGGTCTTTCTGTCCACGTGGACCTATTACGAATGCAGACATCAGTGGAAATGGAACCGGCGCACAAGTGACAACTGTAGCACCACATGGGTTCTCAACTGGTCTCTACGTGACAATCACAGGTGGAACAATATTCGACGGTTCATACCAGATTAATGTTGTGAGTGACGTTGCGTTTCAATTTCTAACAACGGTCGCTGGTGTTATTTATGACCCTGCTGCTGGCATGACTGATCCTGCGACTCCACAGGATGGTGTGTTTCAACCGTATGGTGACGGACAGGGTGGAGGTTTAGGGTTTGGTGTTGCCGGTGCAGGGTACTTTGCCAATGGCCAATATCCAGACACGACGTTTCCTTTTTTTTTGCCGAAAGCGATCGCAGCAGAAGGTTACGGGAATCAATACATTTACGGTGGAAACTATAATCCGCAACCCGGAATTCCACCACCGCCTGCCACACCTGTCGCAGAAGGTGGATTCGGCGGCGGACAGTGCCCCGTGAACCTCGTGTCAAACATCATAAGCATCAGTAATCAGGGTCCATATCCTCTCATACCCGGTTCTAACATTTATGCAATCACGACCGATGTGATCAATGGACTTCCTCAAGGGTATATCGTAGTTATTTCGGGTGTCCAAACCGCGTCGGGAGATTTTTACAATCCAACAAACAATAACGGAGAACCAAATGCAATTATTAAGATTGTCGGTCTTAAGACGGTCGTTGTTATAGCAAATGCAGTTGAACCATTTGTTTTGACGGGTGCGACAATTTACGGCGCGGCTCTCGGTGTAGCTGGGGGAGGAGGCTACACGGGAAGCCCGGGTAACGGTTTACAGGGAGCGACGTGCTACGCGTCAGATCAAGTGACGGACGTCCAAGATCTCGGACTCAACGTTGGGTCTGGCTACATTACGATAAGTCTTGTACAATAAACGCACCTCCGTTCTGAATTTGAAGGTCGACATGCCCATAGTAGTACAGGTATAATGTGTACGCTTGTGTAATCTGGGGTGCGACGGCTGGGTCAAAAACCAAATCAAGATGGGACGTGTTTGAATTCAACTTTGAAAAATCGACACTCCCCTCTTGTGTGTACTCGCGTGGATAATCTGAAAAGCAGTACATGTAAATATTCTTGGTCGGGACCGACAGACCGTGATCCATGGGCTGTTTGTAGCTGTAGTACAATGCGCCGGGAAAGTCTGAAAGAATGTTTTGGTTATTCAAGTAGATGGTTCCGCTCTTGATTGCATCGAGGAAGTTGATTTCAACACCATTGAAAAACTGTACAGGTACAGCAGCCTCTACGAAGTTCGTGCTGTACCCGTATTGATATCGTGAGTTGTAATATTCAGGGTCTGTCGACTCGTACAATTTGTTTCGGACGAACCATGTGAGCATACTTACCGGATACTTTGACGTGAAGTTGACTGTAGCTTTTCCGTTGTTGTATGGCTGTCCAGCTTCTGCCCAGACGCGACTGACGCTGTACTTGAGTGGTTTGGATTGATAATATATTCGTTCTTCGGGTGTCAGTGTAATTTCCTCAACGAGAATTCGTGGGTTGATCAGGTCGACCCGATTCCCATTGACATCCGTCGGAGCATTTGTGATCCAGGACACGTCATTGAATGTGAAACGAACAGTGACGATTTGTTGCAAAACGGCACACAACGGAAAAAATGGTTTTTCGAGGCGTTCCCGTCCTTTTTTCGAATGACTCTGACGCCGACAAAAGAAGAAATCGAGAGGAATCAACATGTCTAGTTGGGTCGATCCTGAAACGACGTTCGATTCAGCCTGACCCCTGCTTATAGCTTGGTACATGGCGAGCTTTTCATCCGCATCCAGGAAAATCTGATCCCGAATGATGTACCAGTCGTCGTTGATAGATTCGATGACTCGACCGTCGAGTAAAAACTCCACTTTTTTGATAATGGCGCGACCTGTAAGTTCACTGTACGAGTACGCATTCGGAAGTTCTGGGAGTGAAACGGACAGGTACATGTTCGAAAGTAGGTCTCCCGACTCTCGTGGAAACAGATTCATGGAATATGTCGTCGACGAATCGAGAAAACCACTTGTCGTTTCGAGTGGATTTAACAGTCTCTGTGTCTGGACGAACGGTGTATGCTGTTTTATTTGAGGTATCCACAACGACTCACCTCCATACATGAACTTTTCCTGTGCACCGATAGCTGCGATTGCAGTCAGAGCACCTGTTCCGAAACCACGCCCGCTCATTTCGATGTAGGCTTCGCGTGGAGCTGGAGCATCCGTCCACACATTCGAGTTGAGATCGCGCAAATCTGCAGTCTGACCCTTTATGTCAGCTGCATCGAACATTTTGGGGTCATACAATGAATAGTATTTGCTTTCAATCTTCGACCTTGGTCGAAGAAAAGCCAACGGTACAATCGTACCGGGAACAGGCAACACTTGGGCCTGATCAACAGTAACTATCAGTTCGTAAACATACTCGTATTGTTTCGTGACGCTTCTTCCTACGAGCGTGTTCGAAAAACCTTTCTTGGACATGGTTTCGAGTACAGTGACATTTCCAGCAACGTCGACGAGAAGTACCGAAGGATCGCTCAGACCCATCAACTTCCAGTCTTTATCGGGTGTAGGACCCGTGAATTCTTCGACGATGTACACACTGAACGTGTTCCCGGTGACGAGAGGTCCTCGAAACCCACGAGCCGTCGAACGGTCTTTGATTTTTTCAAACCCAAATGTTATTTGGAGCAGAGAGCTCGGTGCGACTGGAATCGTACCAGATCCTTCTATATATGCAGTTGCGAGAGACACATAAGGAAACGAAATAGACGGTGGTCCTGGATTAATCACAACATCGCCGTATACATTGGCTGTGTACGTCTCGACAACGACAACCCCTGGAATTCCTATGAGACCAGTGATTGTCATACCGGGTAGAATCGGTGCATTTTGTGTGATGTAAACCGCGAGAACGTTCGG